TACAGAAGGGCAAGAGATCGTGCGCTAGTGCGCCTTGCTCATCTTTACCCTGATACCTATAAGCAGTTGCTTGAAATGGAGAAGAAGACAGATGAACAAGAAGGCAAAACGTGGCTTGACCTTGACGGTAATACTATCCCTGTTGTTGGTGTTCGTATCCGCACAGCAGACGGGCGAGGTGCCCCTGTCATCAAAGATCACCTCAATGAAGGCACGGACGAAGGCAACGATGGAGGAAAAGCGTGAGAACAAGGCACTTACAGTCAGTTACGCACGAGCACTCGGCTACAACCAGCAACAGATCAGATGTCTTGTCACCCTTTGGACCCGTGAAAGCAGGTTCGACCACCTCGCAGATAACAAACGAAGCACGGCTTACGGAATTGCTCAACTCCTTAGAGAGCGTAGTAGCCAACCTGAATTACAAATCCTTCACGGTTTACGATACCTTAGTCATCGCTACGGAAAATCTGCGTGTCGCGCTCTCCAACATAGCAACAGACGCGGATGGTACTGATACACTTTAGGTGCATCCTCCTTTCGGGCACAAAGAACCTCACCGCTACCCTTCCTGCGGTGGGGTTCTTTATTTGTCCGTGGTGTAGAAGCCCTTGCCTTTGAAGGTGACAGATGGTGAGTCCCACTTACGTATCATAGGTATGTGGCAATCAAAACAGGATGGTTCACGTGGTTGCTCGTGGATAGATCGTTCAACTGTAAGTTCTGTGTTGCAATCAGGACAACGATAGTCATACATCATTGGTAAGGCGAGTCCCCTCCCATAAAGTTAAGTATCTTTCGTAATGCATTGGAACATCTACGATCTGCAGTAGAGATAGCACACTCAGTTGCTTCACTTAGTTGTTGGAGTGTGTAGTTCTCGTGGTATCTAAGGCGCAAGATGTTCTTCTCATCCTCATCTAATAACTCATAAGACTTCTTGATGTCAATGAGTGTGGCTAACAGGTTGCCACCTTCTGCTGGGGCTGCTGGCTTGCGCGGTGTGCCATCATTGACTAGGTTCTGTGCTTGTTCAATAGCAGTCTCATTGACCACGCTTGCGATTACATACGGCAACAGTTGTGCAATAGTTACTACATCATAGAAGGACTCATCATTGGTTTGATACCCTGACCTAGTAGCCTTCTCTCTACGTGCATAACGTTCAATGGCACGGCGCATCTGAAATGCTATGCGCTTCTGGTTGATGAGCCTTCTTGTACTATCCTCTTCATTGAGTAAGTCGTTGAAGTAGGACACACGTGTCATCAACCAAGCGTATGCTTCTTGTACTAGATCAGCACGATCTACATACTTACGATAGCGACGATGAACAATGGTTACTACACTAGGTACAAGGTCATCTAGTATTGGGTGTGGCTCAGTCACAATCAGGTTCCAGAACTTCAGGCCATACGCCATCTAGTACCATCATTGCAATGGCAGAGTAGTTCAGTAAGTCTAAGAAACTATCACGCAATGACTCATTGCTAGGCTTAACACCTGAGTCAATCAAGTTGTTGATGCGTGCTATCTTGTCCCACATACGTACACGCAAACCATTAAGTGGTCCACCTGGTGAGTGAGCAATGTTCTTTGGGCCGTAGTCGTGATGCTTACGCACCAGTAAGTTACCTGCTTGATCCATAATACGCCAGACATCAGCAATGAAAGCATCATTTACCTTGTCGGTGTAGGGCGCAAGAGTATTGTCTCTGTTTCCAAATTCGCTTCCAAGATTTGGAAGCCCATATGCTGCAAAGTCTGTAGCACTATGACCCACTCGGTCCTTGTCATCGTCATACATCACACACCTCCAAATAATTTCAACGATTCTTCTTTGCCGTGTGCAAGGTAGTAATCATTGATGTCCATTGATGCGGGCAATGATACTATGCGTGAGTTCATTACCTCTTGTGACACACGGCGAGAGAACTCAGCACCTGGATTGGTGCCATCATCTTTGATGTCGTTGTCACCGACTATGTACACGGTGTCATAGCCTGTAAATAACTTATTAAAGTGGGGCTTCCAAGCCTGCACTCCTGGTACTCCAACTGCTGGGATGTTTAAGATACCTGATACAACTACTGCATCTAACTCACCTTCACATACAACTACAACAGATGAATCAATGGTGATGTCAGCAACGTTATACAAGTGACCCTTCTGTCCTGCTGGTGCACCATACTTAGGCTTACCATCATCTAACCTACGAAACTTTACTCCCACACACATACCAAGTGCGGTCAGATAGGGCACAGAAAGCCAGCCCGCGTGGGTTTCGTGACCATTGATTGGGTCTGTTACTACACCCAACGAAAACTGTTGGGCAATATCTTCAGAGATCCCACGTCCTTCTAGGTACTCTATTGCCCTTGCGTCCAGGTTTTTGCTGTAGTGATTGACCGCTTCCAACAACGATCTCAATTGCTCGTGCGAGTGCATCCTTAAACTCCAAGTTCTCTATGATACCTACAACGTTTACTGCATTGCCACCCTTACCGCAGGTGTGGCAGAAGAACAAGTTGTCATAGGTATTGATGACAGCACTTCTTCTTTTATCAGGATGGATGCAACACCTAACAGATGCAGACCTACCTTCCCGTACTTCCCCTCCATAGTGCAGAACAATTGTTCCTATGGGGATTGTGTTTGCATCAACGGGACCTTTGAACCTTCCCGCTTTACGTACCCTGGACCAGTCTTGTGTTGACATACACACCCCTTGTCGTTGCACTTCTCGTGCCAGTTAGAAGCACGCTTGTAATGGGTAAGAGTATTCTCTTCGCCCGCTTTACTACAGTTATCACAGATCATATTGCTTCTCCAATAATCTCATCGTCTTGAAAACCTGATTCCCATTCAAGAATCTCTACTGGAGTCGGGTTTCCTTTATATATTCTCCAACCAAAGTCTCTACCAAATGCCTGTATATTAAACATATAATCACAGGTATCCCACTCCATCAACTTAATACTAAAGCCACGATCATTATGGAAAAAAACTGGCTCTCTCATTATTTTCATTTGAACTCCTTCAATTCAGTTACTGGTACACGCCATCCACCAATAGTCTCATCTCTATAGGTTGCGCTTGCATACTCTTCAGGGTTACACCAACCATAGACTTCAACCTGTGAGTAATAATCTTCATCAAGAATCTTTGTTCCTACTAGTATCTTGCCGTTGTCCTTACTCCAAAATGGAATAGAGTCACGTGTTCGTACAGTACGTACCTCAAAGTTAACACCCACATCAGGCAACTTAGCCCGACGAGGATGCAAGTCATTGGGATACCAGGGTACGTTCCAAGCAGTATCAGTAATAGATGCAACAGCCCACTCAGATACGTTGGCTCGCACATTGGCAAGAAGTTCGTGCTCTAAGTAGCCGTTCTTCTTACCTTCTGCATAGTTAGGTCTGTCTACAGAACCATACTTAGCAAGCCAACGCTCTGTTGCAAGCAGCGTACAAACTCTTACTTCATCCTTGCTCAGGCGTACTATCATCTGCCTCTTCTTCAGTAGTTGAATCTTCAACCACTTCTTCTGGTACTAGTATCTCTGATGTTGTGATAATTCCTTCTGGTACTGGCATTATTGTTTCTCCTTTATCCATTGTGCTAGATCTTGAATGACCCAGGCATTTTCTATTCCAGCGTTGCGACGCTTAACTATGACGTAGTGCAATGGCACTTCCCCAAGACCACGTGCAGTAGCATAATTAAGCGCCTCAACTTCTGCTTCTCTCCAGAACTCAGGCAACGAAAGCGTTGCCCTGTTCTTGAGTTCAAGGATGTAGGTTTCTCCTGCGATAACAGTTACGATATCGCCCTCATCCTTTGCCCCAGCCTTAGTCAAACGTTCTGCCATAACTCCGCATTTACGAAGCCACTTCATAACATCTGTCTCAAACTGAGAACCTTTACGTCCATTGGGATTAGCCATTAGACACGTAAGTATGCTCTGCCTTGTGCATCTTGATCTCCAATCTGACAGGAAGCAAAGTTAACAAATAGTGTAGCCCATTTAGAGGCATCTGCAGTGTGTGGACCAAAGCGATTCTTCACCGCAGCCACACGCAACATCCCTTGTCCTGGGTCATATCCCAATGTAAGTATCAGCGCAGGTAATTGACTTACCTTTCCGTGTATTGCTCGTCGCGGAGGTGGCATACTGGGGGAACCATACTCACTCTGCTCGCTGACGTGATGGAGTACTAAGACACAAGCCTCTGTCTTGCGTGCCATATCGTGCAACTCCATCATAATTGCACGTAGACCTGCCCATTCGTTATCTGTTTCGGCTGCAACATTCATTAAGTTATCAATGATAATTAACTCTGGTGCAATTCCATACAGTTCAACGTAGGCTTTAATCTCCAACTCAATGTCATCTAAAGATGGACTTGAATCGAATACCCATTGTATGTGTGACATCTTAGATAGGTGTTCACTGTAGAAATCTTCTTTGAAATCCATATTAGATTCAACAGTTAACTGTGTATGTCCTGAGATCTGCGCTGCAGATCGCATTAGTACTGTTGCAGTATCAGTATCTGCAGAAAAGAAAAGTGTAGGAACCTTAGCCCTAATAGCATAGACAAGAGCAAACATACTCTTACCAGCATTAGGTGCTGCTGCAACCATACATACTTGCCCTCGTCTAAACTTGATGGACTCACTTACTAGACCAGTCCATACATCGGGCAACGGCTTAGCCTTGGTATGGCTACCGCCCATCGCCCGCTTTAGATTAAGCATCCTCTTCCTCCTGATGAATCCTAATACCCTTTTGGCGACGGATCACTTGACGTTCTCTTAGAGTGAGACCGCCCCATATTCCGTAGTACTCCTTGCGGATACCCCATTCAGCGCACTCTGTTCTATGCGAACATCCGTGACAGATACTCTTTGCTGCTATTGCATCTTGTACAGCATTAACATCTGCCTTTGTGTCTGGAAACCAAAAGTCACCACTTACCTCTGCACACAGCGGGTTCTCGTACTCACGAGGTTCCCGCATTTAATTATCTTAGGAAGATAGGGTCGCACTTATCTACTGCACCCTTTGGTGCAGAGCACATCCACGCTCTCCAAGGTCCTCGTGCTGACGTACCAGTACGGTATGTCATATTGCCGTGGCTACAGGTTGGTGCTTGTCCTTCTACTACCTGTGGTTGTGCAGGTGCTGCAACTGGTGTTGCA